GCTGACCCATCCTCTGCTAATGCTCTAGCTAATTCATCTTCATATATTAATTTCATAGCTTGAATTAACTCTGGTTTGTATTTTTGTGATAAATAGTATGAAAGTCCAGATACCATACAAGGTACAAATCTAAAGGGTAGATCTGTTGCATTTGTATAATCACCTACATCTTGTATTCTTTTAATATAATAAATATGCATATCTTTTGATGCATTTGTAGAATCTGGTGTCGGATAAACATGTATTCTAACTTTATCTATAAATCTCTCTACCCAATATTGATTAGGTGTTCCTTTTGATAATTTATTAGAAAAGGCTGCGTAAGTAGATCTATCTACTTTTGTCATTGGTGAATCTGCTTGTGTAGTTTGAGTTCTATTAGATCTTAGTTGTGCTTCCAAAACATCAGATATTCCATATACACCGCTCGGTGTAGAGGTTGCACTTGTGCCATCGTCAGATGATCTAAAAAAATCATAATCTGATTGTCCTTCAATTAAATCAATATTAAGATCAGCTATTTCCCAATAGTGAATACCTCTGTTTCCCCATTCTTGAAATAAAATATTAAGAGATCTTCTTGCTGATTTTAATTGATAACCAGCTACGTTTTGTAATCCAATACGTTCAAAAGACTCTTCTACTATTTCATCAATAGCAAAAGTTTTGTCAAACGTGGCTGTCCCCGAAGTGGTATTAGCCATTTACTACGCTCCTGTGATTGTCATGGTAACACTTCCGTCTGTTCCAGATGATTGTGTTAAAGTTGCACAAACTCCGTTTTCAAACAAAATACCAGAACCGGGAATCATAATATCTAAACCTTCTGTTTCAAATTTATAAGTAGCTTTTAAATTACCAGATGCTGCAGCTCCTGTTGTTGCTGCGTCATGTAATAATAAAACCGAACCGGCCTCACCTCTTCCTTGAATTGATGTAACTCTTGTTCTAGCTGCTCTTAAAACAGATATAGCTCCAGTAGTTTTATTAAGTGTTGTTTGATCTGAATCCATATTTTATCTCCTATTAAAGTGTGGGTCCGAAGACCCACACTAATTACTTATTAACTTACTGCCGCGCTAAACGGAGTTGCTGGTGTTCCAGTACATCCTGAAACTACCTCAACTTTCCATTTGCCGGAAGCAAGAACTTCACAAACAATTTTTGAAAAAGTAACTCCACCTGTAGTAGTACCGTTTAAAGTAATAGTATCAGATGTTGAAGCTGTTTCAAATCCAACAACGTTATCAGAAGTGTCATCAATAAATAATGCACCACCGATCATAACGTCAGTTGCATTAGCAACTTGTACAACTAAATCTCCAGTCTTCGTAATTGAATTGAAGATTTCAAATTTTGCACCGACATTACTTAAGTTGTTTAGGTCTGCTCCTGGTCCTGCAATTGCAGAATCAGAATTAGCATTAGTAGCTGGTAACGTATAAGTTACTGCTCCTGCCGCATCGTTGTGTACAATTCTTCCAGCATGTGTGTCCACTGTAAGTGACACGCTAGAATCTGCGTCTACAACGTTACCTGGTCCTGTGTTGAAAAATCCTGCTTTGGATACAACTGGACCTTGGAATGTAGTTTTTGCCATATTATCCTCCTAGTTATAAACGAACACAGTCTCTAGGCCGTCGACTATACGCGTCTGTGTTCTTTTAATTGTATAGTGAGTATTTTATATAGCAGATTATAATAGAGTGCAAGAGATTGCGTAGTGAAAGTACGTTTTCAGCGATGTAGCTTTTTACTAAGTGGCTACTGAAACTTC